GTTTGAGTGCTTTAAATCGCCTATAAATCCCAAATAAAGCTGGTTCTTTGACTTTGGCTCTATTAGTTTAGTAATTGTTATCTTAGGAAGGTTAAAATTCGCACTAAAACCCCTTCCTTGTATCTTATTTTGCGAAATAGTATCGTGAATGTATGCGTATCCTATTGAGTCTATGCGTATCGTATCGGTGTATAATTTGACTTGGTTATAGTCTTTAACTATGGTGATTGTATCGTGAACCTCGTCAATAACGTAGGTAGTATCTAAAACGACAAAAGGGATAGATTTCCCTTTGATGTATTTTGTAAAAGTTTTCTCTTGGTAAACTGTGTCCGTATGTATTGTTGGGTCAGTTTTAGTGTATCGTGCATCACTACCGATGAAAAAGATTAGAACCGCCACTAATAGAACGATTACTATGTCTTTCATTACTTAAATCTTTTGGTAGCCTTGATGTAATACCTTGCAGCTAAGATTCCAGAAACAATAGCAATCAAACTCGCTATTAAACTAACTATGGGTTGCACATTCGCAACACTAATAAATGCGGTTGTTCCGCTAACAATAGTTAATAAGTCCGATTGATTGCTATTATGTACCATTAATCTTCTTTTACTTCTGTTTGTGGATTTTGCTCTTGTGCAATTTTACCTAAATACCCTAAAATTGGGTTAGCAAACTTTGCAGGAATCTCCATTAAATACGCTTCTAATTCTTTAATTTGCTCTGTCGTTAATTGAATCATTGTTTTTGTTTTTTATTTAACCAATATAGTTTTACTCTTTCGCTTTGTGCTTTACACCATTCTTCACTTTTCTTTATACCTTTTTTACTTTTACTTATTTTTTCGCAAGTATCTTTAGTATGTGGTATTCCTTTTCTATATCCTTCCCATCCTACCTTTCTTTTGCCTTCAATCATTTTTTTTAAATGCTCTTGGGTCATTCCTCTTTTTTTTGCATTATCAGACATTTTTTGTCTTGTTTCTAATGATGCAACATATTGTCTAACACCCTTTCTTGTTTTGCTCATTTTTAACTTTGAATCTTCAGAGTGTTTAAATATTCTACCTAAAACACCATCTCCGCCATTTGTTAAATTACACAAAACACCTTTACCTAAATCACTTCTACCATAAAGAGCAATAAACTCTTTTTCTTTCTCACAAGCCTCATCCCAAGTTAAATTGTCAAATAAAATATCTACTTCAAACCCATATTTAGATATATTAAGCCAATGTTTATTCCTTCTTGTGCTTGTTTTTGCCCTATTATAATTTTCATCACTTCCAATTCCGATATAAAAAGGCTCGTTTTTATCTAATCTAATGTGCCTATATACATAAGCCATATTTTAAATATTTATACAAATATAGTTAAATACTTGAAATTTCCTATGGATTTACAAAAGGTAACGGAAGCACCACAATCGGTGGGTTAACTTGATTCTCTATTTGAGCATCTAAATTAAGGTCTAAAGCCTCTACATCTAAAGAAGCATCTAACCAACCACAAACGATTTCATAGGTCAATTCCTCGTAAGGGATAAAGTTAGTAACGTCATCCTTTGAGAATGATTGACTACCATAGACACTTGCTTGGTATTCCTTCTCGTTGATTGTTTCTTTTGCAAAGCGAGTCCAATGTGCGACAACAACAAAGTCAGTTAAATCACCATCTTGTGGAACGCAGTCTAATTGATTAATGTACCAATATTTCATATTATTTATTTTTAATGCTTTTTATAAATTCATCAAATATTAGGTATGGTATTTCTCTATACATATTATTTATTTTCTAATTGTTTAATTCTTGATTCTAATTCTTGAATTGATTTAACTAATGCAGCTACTATTGCATTATAATTTAATCCTATAAATTTATTTTCAACACCACTTTCTACATAGGCTTGTGGGATAAACTCTTTAACTTCTTGTGCAATAAACCCAAGTTCTTTATTACCTTCAGTATCATCTGATTTCATTCTATACAATGTTGGTTTTAGACCTAAAATTGCATTTAAACCTATTGTGGATTGTTCAAAATCCTTCTTTTTACTAATATCAGATAAAGCAGTATAAACACCAGTTGCAAAATTAAAAGTACCTCTATTAGCTTCATTCCATAATAAATATAAATTATTATCTCCACCATTAACGATTGTCCAACGATTAGCAAAAGTATTATTTATTAATCTTAATCCATCACTTGAAGTATCAGAACCTTGTTTAATTTGTAATTGTCCCCCCGATGTGATTCTCATTCTATTTGCACCCGCAACTAAATCATAGAAATCAAATGCCCTATCTGAACTACCTGTTGAAACTTCTGTTCCAATAGCCCATAAATCAGCGTTTGAAGCTGAACCAAAGAAACGTAATTGTGTATTATTTGAACCACCGCCACTTGTACCTTGCAATCTCATAACTTCAGAAGCAGTTGATGAAACGTGCAATCTATAAGCAGGACTACTCGTTCCGATTCCAACGTTACCACCGCTTGTGATACGCATTCGTTCGGAATTGTTGGTATTAAGTGTTATATCAGTTGAACCATCATTAGTATTCAAATATAAATTACCAGCTATAACTCCAACTCCGTGAGCAGTACCACCACTTTCAAATACTTTTATTTTAGTACCATTTGCCAATGTTGTTCCAAAAGTGCCACCTAATGAAATATTAATTGGTGTTGTTGTTGAAGCAGCAGTAGTATTTCCTAATGAAACACTACTTGAGAATGTAGCAGCACCATCTCTTGACAATGACAATACTGGTGTATTAGGAGTACCTCCAGAAGTTGTAGACCTTTCTATTACAAAATCACCCTCTACGTTTTCTTCAGTTCCTATAAGCCAGTTTCTTCTATTAACACCTACTATTGAGTTGGTTAATAATATTGCAGCACCTACCGAATTACCATCAACCACTATTTGTGATTTCGGACCTCTTGCAGTTACACTACCTGAAAATATTGCTGCACCTGAACCATTTAGGCTCATTCTCATAGTATTAGTATTATTATTATAAAATAATATACTACTTGTATTGAAAGCACCTAAAGCTAAATCACCTTGAACCGCACCTGTAACAAAGTTATTAGAAGCAGTAGCCATTCCTATCCCAGCATAATAAGTAAGAGATAAAGCATTGGTAAAAGTTAAAGCTGGTGCATTAGCTACTAAATGTAAATGCTCCGCCTCGTTTACGCTTGTTATGGTTAATCTTGCACCGCTTAATGTAGTTGTACCAAGACCTAATTTTGCATTAGTGTTATCCCAAAATAAACTACTTGAACCGCTTAATGTACCACCACTTGTAGGGAACAATATTTGACCAGTTGTTAAACCAGTTATTGTTGCTCCACCATTTACAGTTAACATAGAAGGTAAAGAAGCTGGATTGCCTATTCCTACAAATCCGTTTGCACTATTGATTCTAAAGTTCTCTGCTCCTATTGTTATAATTGAAAAATCTCCTTCAGCCGTAATACTTAAGCCACCATCAAAGTTTCTTAGGTTAGCCTCTTTGCTATTAAACAAGACTAATCTTACTCCATCGGTTGCGGTTATACCTGTTGCAGCATTATGTAACCATAACTGACTTTGTGTGCTATTGTAAATATCTATTCCGTTATTAGGATTTAATATTCCAACACCAAAAGCACCAGTTTCAGTTAATGAAACATATCCGCTTACATTAAGTAAAGTTAAGTTTCTTGATGGCGCACTTCCTAATCTTGCAGCTTCTATTGTGTTACCATAAGTGGAATCTATTGCAATTCCTATTCCGTTGTAGTCAGATGCACCTGTTTTAATAAGTAAACCATAACCACTATTCAAAGAAGCATCAGCACCTATCGTTGCGTTAGGAACGCTTGTGTTTACTCCTAATCTATTTGTTGAAGAATCGTAAATAAACCCAGCTTCCGAAGTGATACTTGATGTTCCATTAAAGTAAGGTACTCTACCATCAACACCACTTCCTGTTATAAAACCAGCAGATGTAGTTACACTACCATCAGCCATTAAATATTGACTTGATGTACCACCATCTTTTACAATAGTAGTTGCATTTAAAGTACCTATGATTGTAGCAGCGTTTCCACTACCACTTGTTTTGTTTATATATAAACCTTCTCCATTACCACCTTTTGTTATGTTTAAAGCTATTCCACTACCACTTGAATGATTTATAGCAAAAGTATTACCACTTCCACTTGATGCAAAAGAGCCTGTCGCACCTGTTATAACATCAGCCGTCAAATCAAATGTTCCTAAGTTTACATTAGTTGTTGCACCTGTGTATGGTACATAAGCACTTAAAGCTGAAGGAACAACATAATCAGTACCAGCAACGGCAGCAGTAATTACACCGCTTACCGATTTAAGCATTGCATTTGGAACTTTAGCTTGATAAATACTACCATCTGAACTATTGACTCTAAAGTTTTCATCTCCTAAAGTAATTACCGAGAAGTCGCCTTCCGAAGTAATACTCATAGCACCTTCAAAGTTCCTCAAATTAGCCGTATTAGTGCTAAATAAAGCCAATCTAACCCCATCTGTACCTGTGATGCCAGAGTTAGCCGTATGAAGCCATAAATAGGAACTTGTGCCATTATATATATCTAAGCCTGTATTAGGGTTTAAAATGTTTACCCCTAAGTTACCAACCTCCGTTATTGAGATGTAACCACTTTGGTTTAACAAGGTTAAGTTCCTCGCTGGTGCAGTTCCTAACTTTTCAGTAGCTATTAAATTGCCGTATGTTGAATCAGTACCAAATCCGATACCATTATAGTTTGCGTTATCATTTTTAAGCAACAAAGAGTAACCGCTATCAGTACCAGCGTTTGCACCAATAGTCGCATTTGGAACAGTTGTATTAACTCCAAGTCTATTCGTAGAAGCATCGTAATTAAACGAGTTTTCGCCAGTTATTGTGTTAGTTCCGTTAAAGTAAGTTACTTGACCACTTGCTCCACTTCCTGTAATGTTATCAGTTGGAAAGGTAGTTAACCCACCAGCTCCGTTAACATATTGACCACTATTTCCTGTAAATCCTATGTTAATCGTTCCGCTTGTTGTAATTGGACTTCCTGTGATTGATAAAGCATCGCCACTCTCGGTAACCGCAACGCTTGTAACTGTTCCTGTTGAGCCACTTGCCCTTTGCCATATAGAACCAGAATAAACTACTTGGTCTCCATTAAAAAATATAATTGGTCCAGCACCAAAATTAAAAGCAGTTCCACCAACCGCAGCACCTTCAACTAAATAAACATCACCTTGATTTCCTACTCCATTGACAAGCGTAGGAGTATTTGTAGAAACGTTCCAAGTACCCTTGTACTCCATTACAGAGTTAGGTAATTGATTAACTAATATTTTACCATTACTATCTAATTGAGGAATACCATTTGGCACGTTTATACTTAAAGCATTAACGATACCAGCCGTACCTGTTAATACACCTTCTAATTCTCTAACTTTTGCTCCGCTTGATATTACTATTTGATTGCTCATCTTTATTATTTTATTGTAATAATGCCCTTACAAATTCACCACTTCCCAATGCTCTGCTAAATGTTAAAACACCAGTTGCAGATACAAATTTAACTTCTTCATCAATAGGAGTTCCACTCGTAATAATGCCTTGAACATCAATACCACCTCTTGAAACGTAAAGACAAGTGTAACCAACTGTGTCTAACCAAGTAATTGATGTTTCGCCACCACTTGCCGTGTAACCTTTTGTCTTAACTGGGTTTGCACCTACAATAATCACTCCGCTTGGGTCAACCTCTGTTCCTGTTGTATTGTAAGGTCCAGAACCTTGTAGGCTCACGTTATATGTAGCCACATCCCTCATAGGTGCGTTTATAGCTAAACTTGTTATATTACAAATTCCGTTAATGATTGTTAAACCATCAACTCCATTATCAATTACGAACTTAATCTCTATTGGCTCTCTTGCCAATTGCTTTTCTAACATAAACAAATAAGAGAAACCACTCAAAGTAATCAACCCATCACAAGTTACATTCCAAGTAGCTACATCGTTCTTATATTCACGAAACCAAGCACTTGATTGGCTTGTTACCTCTTTTTGGTCTACGCTTACATTAAACGTACAATTTGTACTACACGCAAAAGCCACGTCAACCTCTGGTTCTACATCTGTTCTATGCCAATAAAGCATTACATTATTTCCAATTACTGCTGCCATATTACAAATTTACGCATTATTAAAATATCTTTTTGGAGTTTCTATGGTAACATCTCCAATATAATCAACAGTAGCGGTTGAAGCATTATCAACCATTGTAATCTCTAAAAGTTGTACTTGGCTTGTTTCATCTAAATATGGTACAGATGTAAGTCTATTTATCAAAAACTTCTTATTATTATAAGACAAAGCATTTGTGCTTGAATCTTGAATAGTGTATGTTTTGTCAAGATAAATAAACCCATTAGTCCCAGCTATTGCACCTAAATCTCCCTCTAAAGTAGCTATATTCTTACTTAATAAGTTTGAATATTGACGCATAATTAATTCAGCTAACATACCAAAATCCTCTGGCGGATATCCGTATCTGTACCAATCTCTTAATATAACACCATCTGCATCAAATAATAAACCTACATTATTTTGTATTGGTGATGCACCTTGAAATGGATAAATAGCACTATATGGAATATCTATATCAGTTGCAATTTGAGATGTAGCACCAATATTTCTTGTTATTACAACTTCTTTAATAGAAGCATCTCCTTGTGTTAATTTTACGTTCTTAATACTGCCACCTGTTGCACCAGCCGTTGCCTCAAACTTAACACCAATTAAACCTTCAATAGTTAAACTTAAATCTTGAGAATACCCCATAGGTATATTTACATTATAAGAAACATATGTATTAAATGTAGTATAAGTAATATTCCTATAATGTACTGAAGTTGACCAAATGTCATCATCTTTTAGATAATAAGTTACTCCGCCTATAAAAGCAGTAATGTAGAGTCTTATGTTTGTACCAGCATTAACGGCTTGAAATTCAAAAGATAAAGAAGCACTTGTGCCATACATTTTTGGCAAATAAGAATAATCAACAGGAGATAAAAAATAGTTTTGAATATATGCACTTCCACCACCTAAATAAAAGACCTCATATTTATTTGATTGGTCTTCATTCAATATAACTAAAGTTGCTCTTGATGGTGCAACTTCAAACTCACTCCATCCATTTGCTCTTAATGAAGAACCTGAACCTGTTGTAAACTTAAAAGTTCCATTATATATATAATTTGCTGCATAATTATACGGCAAAGTTGATTCAATAGTTGGATAACCTTTTCTAACTATCTTAGTTTGGTTATTATTTATAAAATGAACATTACCATCTTGATATGGTTGTATGTTTATTGTATTAGTTAAAACTCCATTACCACTTATAGAAGGTGCATTTTCAACAACATATCTTGTATAGTAAATAGTATCAGCTTGTTGATTCATTGGCAAAATATACCAATCTCCATTGGCTTGAAATAACCTACAACCAAAAGTCTTAATTATATTTTCTAAAATAGTGTAATAATCTAATTTGTAAAAATCCCTTTTATATTGATAAGTTTGACTAAATGGTTCATCACCACCAGCATCTCCTCTATCAAACATACCATCTGCATAATATGAACAACAAGCATATATAAATATCATATCTTCAAATGGCAAAGCATTTAAACAAGTTCCTATTATATCAAGTAATTTAATTAATGAATTTACATTTACATCTCCATCGTAATATATGTATCTAAGAAATGAAAGTCCATCAATACAAGTAATACTTACTTCTTGATTTCCTGTTGTAAACGGAACTTGAACATAATCATTAAGTAAAAATCCTCTCCATTTAATTACATTATTAATAACCAATTCAACATAATACTTTGTTTCATCAAAGTTTAATAAGTCTGGGAAATTATCGTAATCCTCTTGATTAGAAATAATAAAAGATACATTTAGTTGAGAAGATATAATTATAGCTATTGGGTCTTCATTTGTAGCATTGGGAACTAAAGAAACGTTTGTTCCTGTATATGTGGTAACAGTTGTGCCAACATAACTTTTTTCGTATATCTTAACAATTAATGATGTTTCATCTCTTAACTCTTGTGTTATTGTATATCTTAATCCGTATGCCATTATGCTAAACTAATGTTTTGTCCTTTAAGATTAGATGCCTTTTGCGCTCTGTTAACAGATAATAATAAGTCTTGACCTCTTAGTACAAATTGACTTAATCCACTACCATTTCCACTATTCATAGAACCAGCATTGAAAGAACCTCTCATCATATTACCAAGTTTACTTAATGGTAAAACCGCTTCACTCTCACTACCTTCTCCAATCATTGCTAATGTTGGACCAGTTGCAACACCACCATCTGCCAAACCAAGAACTTTTCCAAATGCTTTACCAAATGATATTCCACCACCAGCTGCACCACCACTAATTAAAGATAAAATACCAGCAAATAAAGCAGCTTGAACTAATGATTCCGCAATACTTCTTGCTAATCTACTAAACATTTGACCTAATGCCTCACCAGCACTTAATCCTTCTTGCATTGCATCATACATACCAAATAAAGCACCTGTAACATTTGATGAAATAGTATTAGCAAAATTTTCATACGATTTTTGCAAATCTTCTATTCTCTTTTTTTCATCATCCAAACCTTGTTTTAATAAATCTGCTTTTTTTTGATTATGACGTGTTATAAAATCAAGAAATTTATTAAATCTTTTTTCTTCTTCAATAGAAGGGTCTACTGGCGGTGCTTCTAATTCTGGTGCTTGAAAAGTAGCTAAACCTTTTTTAATGCCATCTTTTATTTCTTTAGCATTTTTATCAAGCGTCATCTTATCAAACTTCGGCAATAAGTTTTCAATCTTATTTGTAGCTTGTGTGGTATTTAATTCAGCTAATTTATTTATATAATCTTCATAAATCTTATATACATTATCTAAATATGATTGTTGGTCTATTATTGACTTACTTCTTAATGTATCTTGTGCATTTAAAGATGTCTGAAAATCCTTAGTAATTTCAGCAAAAGGGTCTTTTTTATCTCTTTGATTTCCACCTTTACCATCTGGTGTTTCAATACCTGTTAAAGTAGTATTTAACTCTAAATTTTTAGCTTTAGCACTTGCAATAATACCATCTAATGTATCTAATAATGGTTTATTTTTATTTATAAGTGCAGCTTTTTGACTTTCAACAGATATAACTTTTCCACCAAAATCTCCAATACCTGTACTTTCAGTAATAATAGGCTTTAAAACACCTATTTGATTTTTTTGTTCTGCTAATAATTTTGCACGTTCAGCATATGCAGCACTTAAAACTTGTTGTGTATTTTTTTCTTTTCCAGCAGCGTCTTCTTGTATTGCAGCTACATTAACTAAATGTACTAAAAATGCTTTATCTGTTTCTATGGTAGCTGCTTTTATAGCTGCATTGTCAGAATATAAAGACTTTAACTTTTTAAGTGCTTCTTCTTGTTTTTTTGTGTCCCCTCCAGCAATAATATTAACTAAATTTAATCCAATAGTTCTATTTGATTGAGCCTCCCCAACTATTTTATAAATATCTTGATTTAACTTATTTAGTTCTTCTCTAAAGGTTTTTAACTTTTCAGTTGGTCCTTTAAAGAATGCAGATATTTCATCACTAAATGTAACTGCTAAAGAAGATACAACACCTAATGCAAGACCAATACCAGCTGGTCCTACTAACCCAGCAGCCATTGATTTTAATGCTTGTGTTGAGCTTCCGCTTTCTTTTGATAACCTTTGAAAGGATTCTAATAATGGGTTTAAGTTATTTGCAATACCTATAAATCCATAAGGAGCATCTTGTGCAACTCTTGATAAGTTTGATAAAGCATTTGTAGCATCAGCAGTTGGTCTTCCAACGCTATTCATCTTAGTATTTAATTGGGTTATAGCACCACTTACATACCCAATTTTTGCAGTTAATTTATCTATTTCTCCAACATCAACTGACCTCTTTAATGCAGATTGTAATTTTTTAAGTAAATTTTCGGCTTTTTGTAATTCACTACCTAAATCTTCAGTATTAGCACCAATATTAATTTGTATATCTAAGATGTCTGTTGCCATTTTAATTATTTTGCTCCGTACAATTTAAGTGTTCTTGCCAATTGTTCTTCAGTTATCATCACTCTTTCTTCTTCCAATTCAGCATAATCTAATTCTGGAATACTCCAAAAAGCCTTCATACTTTTAGGATTTTTTTCACTTGTGGAACTTAGATATACAATATAGGCGAGGTTTCTTGTCCTCGCCCATTCGTTTAACTCGTTTCTTTCCTTACCTAAAACGATAATGGAAAAGTCCTTCCAAGTCATATCCCAAAATTCATTTGGTTTTATTCCACACTCCGCAGCCTTAACTAAGATATCATCCCAGCTTAGCTTTGTTAGGCTTTTTTTTTTCTTCTTCTTTCTTTACACCTGAAATGGTGTTGACAGTATTTTCAACGATATATTTTAAATAGTCAATAATTTGACCTTCTTCGCTAAAAATAGAACCAACCTCATCTATCCATTCACAAGCATCATCTATTGTGTATTCAACTGCTTCTTTTTTACTTACACAAGCAGATTTGTAACCAATATAAACAAGTTGAACTATTACATCCAAACTTGTTTGAGCCGTTGAAAGAACTTTAAAGTACTCGTCAATACCGATATTGTTTTGTTTAGTAAACTCACGCATTGACCAAGTACCCCACTTTAGGTGGATTGTGTTGTTGTTAGTCTTTAATTCGAACATAGTTTTTTATTTTATTTATACAGGTACTTCAGTTTGTGCAATAGGTGGTACACTTACTACAAAAGTTGCAGTAAATTTAACATCATCCTTATCAGCAGCGTTAACATTAAAGTTGCTAATAAATACTAAACTTGTAGCAGTACCTCCGTAATAAACATCACCAGCTACTGGAGTTGCTCTACCCATTTTAATTGCAAATAAAGTTTGCTCAGAATGAGCAGTATACAATTGTTGGTAGCTATCTTTAGAAGGAGTCCCTGTTTCATCAATCGCAAAACCTTCACACTCGAAAGATTGATTAAATGATTGATTTGGAGTGTATTGGTCTCCACATTTAGAAGTTGCATCAATTGTTCCTAAAGTTGATGTCAAAGAGTTAGAAGTCAAACAAGCTACTGCTTTGTATGTCCCGTCATTGTTTAAATCAGCTAAGAGGATATAATCTCTACCGCTTACTTTTGTTTCTGCCATTTTATTTAATTTTAATTTTGAGTTATTGTTATATTATATGTTATTAATACTCTAAAAACGTTATCTAAAGGGTTTAAGCCATCTAAATTCCTTATACTTTCTACACTTAAACTTGATGCAGTAAACCCATTTGATAAGGTTATTTCTGTATCCGAGTTTATGTCTTCCAACACCAAATCGCTTATAGCTTCAGCACGTTTATAACCAAAGTTAGCATTTTTTGTAATAATATCAACAACGATGCTAATACTATTTGTATAACCTGTTTTGCCTTGCTCTTGGCTTGATGTTCTACCAGTCATTACAATGTACTCATTACCTGCACCCTCTGGAGCAAAACCATCATAAACAACCAACCCACTCGAACTTGTCAAGTTGGTATAAAACCATTTCTTTATCTCAATATTAGGATTTAACATTTTCAATTGCTTTTTTTATGTTACTTATCATCTTTGGCTTTTCTGTTTCAAAAGCTGGTATTAAAAATGGTTGTGGTCGCATTCCTTTTTTTAGTATGCTTATAGCTATTGCATAAGCTATTGACTTATCATTACCTCCACCAATACCTTTTCTTCTTACCCATAATGTCAAAGCCTCAACCATATCCTTAAAAGTACCAGCCTTTTTACCTTTAAAACCACTTGCTAACTCCTCAAATCCAGCTGGTATACTCACTTTACCACCAGTGCCAAATTCTACGTATGGTGCATAAGAAGCATTTGAACCAACAGTAAAAACAAATCCTTTATTAACACTTTTTTCTTTTAGGTAAATGCTATTTCTTAATTGACCCATATTAACAGGTGCTAAACGTTTTGCTCCACTTTGTATGTTTAAAGCTGATGCGTTTACCTCATCCTTTACATCTTGTTGTATTTTTTTATCAAAAGCTTGTAGTTTACCTAAAACTTCAGATATGTTTGTTATATCAAATGTAAATCCACCCATTATTTGTAAATTATTAACTCCAAGAACCTATTTTGATTCTCAACGTTTTTAATAGAATGTATCGTATATCTGTCGCCTTCAACCTCTACTTCATCCGAATCGTTTAGAGTAACTCCAAAACGAATATAAAGCCTGTTTCTTTGGTCGAATTGCAATTCTGACTGGTCTATCTCACGAACTTGGTTATCTGGTCTTAAATCGCCCCAAACTGTGTCTTGAAGGGCAAATGTGGTTGTGAATCCACCTTGACCATCACTTGTCCTTGTGGAAGCATAGATTTTAACCTCACGAGTCATCGTGTTGGCATCAACGTAGTTTGCTTTCGCTTTTCCTAACTTCATATTATAAAATTGGGCTTATTCTTGTCCATCTTTGACACGCTTTCCAAGACTTCTCACAAATACCAGAATCACCATCCAATCCTCTATTCTCGTAATCGTAGCTAATTTGGTCTAATATGGCTAATTTAAGGTCTTTAGGGATAGTTGTGTAACCAGCCTCATAAGTAGCCTTTAAATTGGCATATCTTGGAGAAGATAGTTTAGGGAACTCATTACCTATCAATTGTAGGTTAGGTGTTGTAACCTCAATTCCGTTTTGCTCCATATCAAACAACTCAAATGTATTAATATCAATTGGTCCGAATGGAATGTCAAAATTGCCACTCACATTGTTAAAATAAGTAGTTATGTCTTTTGGGATTAAACTCAATCCTGTTGCCACTTCGATAGCTTCTCTTGCTTGTGTAATCATCAAAGTAATCAAAGTATCTTCAGCGGTTGTAGTAACACGGCAATACAATTTTGCTTCTGCTAAAGTAACTGGCTCTGTTATTGGTGCGATAGGAACGGCACTAAAATCATTAATATAATTAGAATAAGACATACCCTTTTTTTACAAAATTACTTAATTTATTCCAATAAAAAACCCCCACCGAATTGGTAGGGGTCATTATTTACTAATCCTTAAGATTAACTTACGTTACCCATATCAGCAAAGATTGCAGATGTAGTCAACATTAAGTTGATGTCTTCGTAACACTCAATACGAGCAGTTACTAAGTTCTTTTGGAAGTTTTCGCCATTCTCATAAGAGAACTCGATAGCTAATCCTTCAACTTCAACTCTCTCTAAGTAGCTATTGTCAAAGATTAAAACTTTGTCATCAGTTACCCAAGATGCAGAAATTACAGGAACTCCCCAGATTGTGATACCACCATTAGGGTTTACGATAACACTACCAGCACCAGCATAGTAACCAGCAGCGATAGTTGCTTTCAATAAGCGACCCATTTGTGTTTGAGAAACTAAAGCATAAGAAGGAACAAAGTTCGCAGTCTTTTGGTTAGCGATATAGTCTACTAATTGTAACAAATCGTTAGTTTCAGCAGTTGTAGTTGAACCAGTTGCAGCACCAGATACAGTAGAGAAAAACGCAGCGTTCTCAGCCTTGAAGAAATCTCTTTGTAACATTCTTGGTAAAGTTTGAGTCATAAAAGGTAATGACTTCAACATTTGCTTAGAGAAAGTAGAGAAACCAGCTAAGTAATCGTTTACAACTTTAACTTCAGTCAAAGAGTAGTTGTTCTCACCTTTATCAGAACCTTCAGTTTGAGCAGCGATGTTGTTAGTCAAACCGCTATTCTCACGATAGTAAACATAAAGACCGCTTTCGCTTCTTACAGTTGGGATTAAATCACGGAAGTTGATGCTTTGTGCTGGTTGGATAGCTGGATTAGGAGCATAAGATGCTTGTGCATCACCAGTTAAGTTACCAGATAAAGTCATTGTCTTAACATCAGATAAGTCTAAACGATACTTACCATTGTTCTTCAAAGACTTCTCCATTGCATCGAAGTTACCATCTAATTTCTCTAAAATAACTTCATCCATAAACTTTACTTCTTTCTTAGCAGCTTTCTTTTGAGATGCTAATTGTCCGTCGATTTGCTTTTGTAACTCATCTTTTACAACAGTTACTTGTGCAGATACCTCTTTAATTTGAGCTTCTGCATTAGCTTGGAAACCTTTAAGGTTTTCAGCCATTTCATTGATTAAATTTTCCATTTTTACTTTTTAAATAGATTGTTAAATTGTTTAATTGCCTTCAATACTTCTTCATCATTTTTTTCTTCAACTTCTGGTGTCGGCTCAACTGCTTCTGCGGGTTGAGTGATTGTTTCAGTTATCTCCAAAGCCAATAATTCAGCTTGTATTTGTTTTATTTGAATCTCCATCAAAGCAAAGGTATCGTCTGTGAAACTTCCACCTCTAAATGCCTTGATTAAGTTTTCTAATCTCATTGATAAGTTTTCTTTAGTTTCTTTGAACTCACCCTTGAAACCCAATGTTGGAGTTTCTGGATTAGCACCCCAAAGAACCGCCGAACCTTCATATAGTTTTAATTCGGTAATTGTACGCACACCAGTCTTTTGATTAACATCAGACTTTAACGTACTAAAACCGATTGAGTGTTGATTGATTAAACCAGCTTCATATAACTTGATAGCATCTTCGCCACATTCAGTTTCTATTAAGTCAGTAACCGCAACAAGCATATCGCCTTCAATGTACAATTCTTTAGGCTTACCTAAAGTATGTGCCATATCAGCTTTGTGGTCTACTAAAGACCAAATCATATTCTTGCCTTTTGGTCCACGTTCTTTGATAGTCTTGGTAAACGCTTCAGCAACGATAATATCGCCATCTAAATCAACGTTACCAATTCTTGACCAACACGCTTTTACTGTTCTTGATTCTGGCTCTATATCCAAAATCATATCATTGTAGCTTTTGTTTTCAATCTTACTCATATAACAAAGTTATTAATTTTTTTTAATCTGCTAACAAATCTCTTATTAAATTAGAAATTTGCATCAAAGCCACATTATTTATTAGATTCCAAACTAACCCCATATCTCCCATTGGTGGGTTATCTTGCAACCTTTTTGGCTTTCCATCTGTGCCTCTAACGGCTTCATAACCTAACGTACAACGGCAATTGATAACATCCCCAGCACTTCCACTTGGGTCGCAAGGATGTAACATTTGCTCAAAACCTCCGTTCTTAGTCTTAACATTAAATTTTTCATCGTATGCTACTTTTATTCCATCCATATGAAAATGGTCAAACGCATCTGGTGGCACTCTCCTTGTTCTTGCATCTCTTGATGCTATCCACTCCTTAATAGTTACAAGACCAGTTGCAGCAGTTCCAATCATAGAACCATAATTTGCAGCTTTACCTGTTTCTGTTCTTGCTATCATCTCTGCTCTGTAATCCGTTATCCCAGCCGTTCTTAATAGCTTGATTGTTTCTTGCATCGTTAAACCTTCTTCAACTGACTTCATCAAGTATTGTTGAATCTGATTCTTAGTTGTTTGAGTTATTTCCTTAGCTACTTTATCTAATCCTTTTTGTTCTAAATAAGCTAACATAAGGTAAGTAAACAAGTCAGTTTGATTACTTTTAAACTCCTCTGGACCGAAATAACCTTTAACTGATTTAGAAACATTTTTCTCGGTAATTTGTGCCATCTTAACCCCCATTGCAATATGAAGGTTTTGGATGGTCTTTTTTATCTTCTTGTCGCTAATAGCGTTTAAATCTTGGGTATCGCAATAAGTATCCACTTGCCTTTGTAGTTCTTTCTTGAACTTAGGCGAATAGGTTTTTATTGCGTTTAAATATAGTTTCCTATAATCTTGCCAAATCATTATTCAGGTATTGTTAATGGTTGGAACTCATCTGGACTTTGTAAACTTGATGGAATGTATAATTTTTCCATTTCAGCTTGGTCAACGTAATCAGGAATCTCTAATCCCATTATATCCATTTTTTGCTTAGGTGCAATCCACCACGCTTTATCTAACCATTCAACTTGCTCTGATTTATTAGCTTCTAATTCACCATAAACAGTTGGGTCAAAGTCAACATAAATATCAGTTCCACGATAACCCCAATCAGAATGTAGTTTTCTATTTAAGTTATCACGAATACCAACTAACAAAGGAATCGCACAACGAACTGTCAATGCTTTCTCCCCTTCTCTTTGATTGTTATAAGTCTTGTTATCAGCATCGTTTAACAATTGAGAAGGTACTCCGTAAATATTACAAAGTGCTTTCATATCCCACTTCTCACTCTCAATAATGTCTAATTCAACAGGACTTAAACCGATTTGCTTCCAGTCTACTTTATAACCACTTACCGCAATTGAATTAAAGTTTGCAGAGCCACCTTTTTCGCTTACCGCCTTTTTAAGTGCTTGTGCTTGTTGTGTTCCACTAATAGGGTCAAAGCGTTCATCATTCATAAAAAGAACTCCAGCTGGACCACCATTCTGGAATGAAGCAACCGCCGCAGTCTTGGCTTCGTTCGAACGAGTCAAGTTTTTCGCAGCAGCCATCAAAGGAGATTGACCATATAGTTGATTCCCAGTTGTATTCCATTGTAAGTTTATGTATTTATCTTGTAGTACTTCTTGTTTTGTAAAGTTCCAAAGGGGACCATAGTTCAATTGGTAACCGCTAATCGTTGGAGGGAAGTTTTGAATGTCCGCTAATACGTACATATATTGAGAAGGCAAAACGTACATTTCATACGGCTTACCATTGTTGTTACCACCTTCAATCATCTTTGCGTAAACAAAAGAGTTTCCTGTGATTAACTTAAAAGTACACCAAGCCTCTACGAAATCGCCAAATGTATCTTCTTCATTAGGATATTTTAATAACTCGTTTAATCTTGCATCACCTGTATATAGTTCAAATGCTTTCTTGTGTAGCTTTTCAACATCCTTCCAGTTCTCAATCTTATCTGGTTGGCTTATTAAAGCCTTGTATTTCTTTGCAGAAGGTTCATCCACTACTTTGTAAACGTGGAATGGAGCAAGTTTTGCCTTGTCCGCAATTAATTTAACGATTGAATAAACTATGTCATTTGCTGAATAACCATCATTAACAAAGGATACGTTTGAACCGCCTTGCCACGTTATAATGCCCTGCTGAATAGCTACTTGACCATTAAAGGGAATATTAGGCAAAACTGTGTTTAGTTTCTGACGTTTCTTAAAGAAATCTAATAAAGCCATATATGTATATTTAAAACAAAATTAGCGCTTTTATACATAACATAAGCA